CAGGCGGCGATGGCCGGCGGCGGCGGCGGGCCACAGCAGGGAATGTAAGCGATGGCGTTAACGACGCGACTAGAACCCGATTCCTGCCCGTGCTGCGGACACATACTCGACGCGGCGAGCAACCTGGACTATCACACGCCGAAAGTGGGCGACCTGACCGTGTGCATCAACTGTCAATCGGTGTGCGACTGGGATGAAAACATGCGTCTACGCCTCCTGAGCGCAGCTCAAATAAATGCATTGCCGCCCAATGTGCTCGCGCAGGTTGCACACATCGCGATCACGATACGAAGAGAACTTCCGCGTTTTCGCCGCGCGAGGAATTGATGGACGACAGCATCGACGTGGCGCGGATCCCGGCCGATGAGGACTATCGCCAGGAGCTGCGCTGGCGAATGCAGACCGATCTTTTCTGGCTGGCGAAATTTGTACTCGGGTACAACAAGATCACCGAAGAGTGGCACCGGCCGGTTGCCGATGTATTCGTAAAAAAGGATCCCGGCAAGCCATTCGCGCAGCAGACCCGCAAGCGCCGGCGCATCCTGCTGCTGCCGCGCAAAACCTATAAAACTAGTTTGTCTATCTGCGACACCGTGCAATGGGTGATCGGCTTTCCCGACATTGCCATTATGGTAATGACGGCTTCCAATTCTCCCGACTCGCCCCTGGCCGATGCGTTCGTGGCCGAAGTGGCGAGTCATTTCTATTGCCCCGAAGGCACGCCGAAAAACCCGCTGCATCTGTGTTTCCCCGAGCACGTTTTGATCAAGATGGACAAGGCCGGCCAATTCACCACGCCGGCGCGCACCCGGTTTCGCCGCGACCCCACGGTGAAGGGCGTCTCGATCGAGCAGAGCTTGAGCGGCTGGCATCCCGACATAATCAAGGGCGAGGATGTGCAGGACAACAGAAATTCGCAAACTAGTTTCGGGCTGCGCAAAGTAAGGAAGAATTTTTACTTGAATCTAAAAATGCTCGGCGAAGATGGCCTGGTGGATCTGACCGCCACGCGCTACGGGCCGGCGGATCTGTACGGCGACATGATCGCCAAGGCCGGCGAGGAAACAATTCTCTTGTGGAAGCCGGCTTATTTCCGCCGCGAGCACGCATTAAAGCTGGACGACGACGAATTGAACGAGCAGGACGTGATTTTACAGTTCCCCGAGCAGATTTCCTGGGCCTTCCTGCGCAATGAGAAGGCGCTCGACCCGGAAAGTTTCTGGACGCAGTACATGAACGTGGCCGAGGGCGCTTTTGTGCCGACCTTCGCGGCGGAAAAGCTGGAGCGCGCCAAAGTTACCGAGGAACACGCCCCCGCCGAGGATCAGACGCATATCTGCTGGCGCCTGGAGTATGCCGAATCGAAGCACGCCGCCTGTGCGGTGGGGATCGAGCGCGGCGGGCGCATGACGATTGTGGAAGTGGCACGCGGGAAGTTCACCCCCACCACGCTGGCCTGGCGCATTGTGGACACCTGCAAGCGATGGGAAGTGCGCCGCGTCGAAATCGAGGACACGCCCGGCGCGCGCAGCATGATTCCCCACATTCGCAACGAGGCTCTCGATGCCGACTGGCGAGTGGATATTGCCTGGACCGAGTTTCTACAGGATGAAACCGCGCGCTCGCTGGCCATCAAGGCCGCGGAGCCGCATCTCGCGACCGGCCGGCTGCTGTTTGCCGACAAGCTGCCCTTGTGGCAGGAAATCTTTCGCCAGCTCTACCAGTTCGGCATGGTGGAGGAATTCGACCTGGCCAGCGTGATCAGCAGAGTAGCGGCGAAGCTGCCGGCGTCGATCGCGGCCGAGGGCTTCGAGGCCCAGGACGAGGAACAGTTTCGCGCCTACATCGAGCAGGACGCCTACGATCGCGTGTATAACCGCGGGCGCTACCACGAGGCCGAGCCGGTGGCCGAACCGGAACAGGAATGGGCGCCGGCCGAGCCCGGCGACGGGCTGGGGGAATGTATGCCGGGGCTTAGCGGTTGAAATGTGTTATATATATGCGGTATATAGGCGAGCGAGGGGAATATGAAAATCACTCTGGAGAGCACGGATCAAATTGTATGCATCGCCGCGGAGCCAGGCGGGGCGGAAATCGAATGCCGGGTATGGCAGGGACACACCGGCAAGGGAACGCCGGTACAGGTGATAATTCCTCGAATCGCAACGCCCAATGGGGGATGTATCGACAGGCAGTTTGACCAGGATTTGCGCGAGGTTAGCGCGCCGCTGGCGCTGCCGCTGGCGTTTCCGTTACGAATGGTGATCTGATGCCCTGCGAATGGCTACGAATGCCGGATGGCACGGTGATGCACCTTAACCGCGGCCGTGCGGGCAGGAGACAGACATGCAAGTTTTGCGGGCAGAAGTACTCCGAAGGCAAGCTCTGCGATTTTCCTATAGGGAACGGTAAAACCTGCGATGCGGCGATGTGCGATGACTGCGCTAAGACTCTTGGAAGGCAACATACTGAAATCGGCAACGGCATAAAAAAGTTGAACGACACGATTGATGTTTGTCCTATTCACCGCGAACAGGCAGCAGTCAGCGGAGGAAAGTTTACATGAGCTTACTTTCTGAAATGGTGAACGGCTCGAACCTGATTCAGCCGGGCGACGTTGAACTACAGGCGCCGGGCCTCGATCCGAAGTACACCGATGACGCCGCCGTGCAGCTCACCATTCAGGATGCGCAGAAGGCGCGCACCTACCTCGATCAGAAGCAATGGAATTTGCACTGGCGCGAGAGCGATGTGCTCTACCAGAGCCCGCGAACCAATCAATCCTTCGAGGGCTCGACGGTGGCGCGCGCGAACATTTCACGCTTCACCGTGGCCAAGCACGTCAACAGCCTGGTGCCGGGAATGAAGAGCGGCATTTTTTACGAGATGCCGCCGTTCCTGATTCGCCCGCGGCCGTCCACTTCGCAGACCACGGCGCGCGCCAAAGTGGCCCTCTATGGCGCGCTGTTCGATGAATGCAACTTCGAGGATGTGAGCGAGCGGTCGCTGGAGGACATGACGACATTCGGGACCGTGATCGTAAAGGGCGGCTGGCGCAAGGAAACTAAAATTCGTAAATTGCGATCGCCGAAAGCGTCACCCGTCAAGTTCAAGCTGCCGATGGGCGGCGAGCTGACCGTGCACACCCGCGAGAGCGATGAGATTGTCGTCACGCCTACGGAAGTGACCGAAGAGGGGCTGACGTGCGAGACGTGCGAGCTGGGGTCTATTTTGGTGGATCCGACCTGGAAAGACGCCAACGCCTTGCACACCGGGGCGAAGTATGTTGTCCATGTTTCCTATCCCACGTTCAAAGACCTCGACAAGCTGCGCGAGGAAGTGATCTACGACGAGGACGGAAACCAGGTCGGGGGTTACGACATTCCCGGCGAGGAAGAACTAAAGTTTTACTTTTTCGGCCATGAGGGCAACGCCGGCGCGCCGTCCCAGGTCCAGCTCAACCTGGGCGGGCAAAACTGGTCGATCCACCACGCGCAGAACGAAGATGAACCGGCCAGCGCGGATCCGCTGGAACGGCCGATTCAGTTGTTTGAACGCTGGGACAGGTCGAACGTCTATGCGGTTTTAGTTCCCGAGGGCGGGGACCGCGGCGTGCTGATTCGCAAAGAAGAACATGACTTGCCGTTTATTCCGTTCTTCGCGGCGAACTTCTGGAACATTCCCAAAGCCGGGTTCGGGATCGGCGTAGGGCGCCTGGCGGGATCCGACCAGAGAATCGAAAAGGGGCTCACCGACGCGCTGCTCGACATTCTGAGCATGACGGTGAATCCCATGTACGCACGCGATCGCGGGGCCAACGCGCCCACGCAGCAGATACGCCAGCGCCTCGGCGGCATCGTGGACGTGGACACCAAGCCCGGCCAGGGCGTGCGCGATGCGTTCGGCATGATCGAACTGCCCAAGGCGCCGCCCGAGGCGTTCACCATGCTCCAGGCCGCGGCACAGAGCGCGCAGTCGACCACCGGGGCCGATGAGGCGTTTACGCAGGGCAACCTGCCCTCGCGCGGCACCAGCTCGGCGGCGCGCACGGCCACCGGCGCCGGCGGCATCATCGCAGCCAACGCGGGGAAAATTCAAGGCCCGGTGGGGCATTTTGTCAAAGGCATACTCCTGCCCATGATCCAGCTCACCGAGCATTTTGTGAAATCGCGCATGAGCCTGGCCAAGATCCGCGAAATTCTCGGCCAGGAACTCGGCGACGCCTTCGAGCTGGACGCGCAGAATTTCTACCAGTCGAATGACCGCTTCGAGTGCCTGGCGGGCGCGCATTTAGCCGCCAAAAAAGCGATGGCGCAAGCCCTGCCTATGCTGGTGCAGATTTTTGAGAATGCGCCCATCATCCAGCAGCTCAACGCGACCGGCTGGATGATCGACATTCGCGTGATGCTCGAAATGTTTATGGAAGTGAGCGAGTGGAAAGACGCCCGCGAGCTGATCCGCCGCATGACGCCCCAGGAGCAGCAGAGCTTCCAGCAGTCCAATCCCGGCCAGCAAAAGGTCCAGGCACAGGTGGCCGCGATCGGCGCGCGCCACGAAGCCAAGACGGCGGAAATCGACCAGCAGAACGAAGCCAAGCTGGCTACGCAGATGATCGGGAAAGCCAACGACGAGGCCGCGCTGTGGGATGAGCGCAAATGGAGCCGGCACGCGATCGAGCAGAGCGTGTATGCGCCGGCAGGGGGTTAAATGACTACCGGAGCGACCCAGCACTACACCAAGAACACGGTGGAAGTTTCGGCCTGGTGCAACAGGTGCGGCTGGCCTACGATGCACCGCGTACTCGGCGGGAAGCTGGCGGCGTGCCTGGTGTGCGCGTCGGTACCGGAAACTAAAACCGCACGGCCGCGGGCGCTGAAACCGGAAGCGCCGGCGCAGGGAGATTTATTCGGAGGAACCGGGAATGCCAGTCCAGATCGACGCAGAAACTAAAACTTATAGAATCACGCTGGACCGGAACGATTACGAATCGCTCTTAGTCACGCTCGGCTATGCCATCGGCGCCGCCATCAAGGATGAGGACGCGCGGCGGGCGTGGGCGATTCTGCGGCTCGCGAACCGGATTAATGAAGGGAACCCGGCCTATATCCCCTACAAAGTGCCGCCCGAGGCCGAGGCGCACACATGACCGACATAAAGCTGCGCACAACCCGGAGCCTGAAAGTGACAGAGCTGGAGATTGCCGCGCCCGAAAAGGAGCAGCTTGCCCAGCTCTACCTCGATCCGCGCTATGACGCCCTGCTGGATGTGATGGAGCGCGCCTGTATCCAGCTCGACACCGCCCTGGTGAACGCCCCCACCGGCGAGCCCGAATCGGTGCTCGGCGCGCATTGTGTTTCCAAGGCCGGATGGTTGTTCTTTACTTACGTGCAGAAACAGGTGTTAACTTGCTACAACATACGCACCGATGAAGATGCGGCCAAAGACACGC